ACTCGGTTGTCTTCTGTACCCTTGTTGTTCTTAAGAACTAGGATGTCTTCGATTTCTGTGTGCCAGATTGGGAAGTGGACTGTTGCGGAACCACCACGAATCCCATTCTGAGTGCAACATCGTACAGTTGATTCAAACTTTTTAAGGAACGGGACAACACCTGTGTGTTGTACTTCTCCACCTCGGATCTTACTGTTGATGCCACGGATTCTGCCTGCGTTGATACCGATACCCGCCCTTTGTGCAACATATCTGCCAATAGCCATATCGCTACTAAAGATACTATCGAGGGAGTCATCAACATCAACAAGGACGCAAGAAGCAAATTGTCGAAGTGGTGTTCGCACTCCTGCCATGATTGGCGTTGGGATGTTGATCTTGTGTCTTGAGATTGCATTATAATACCGGTGTATGTAATCTAATCTAGTATCTTTAGGATACTTGGAAAATATAGTTGCAGAAATTAGCATATACATGTACTGAGGAGTCTCATACAACTCTCCAGAACTTCTATCTTGCACTAGATATTTATCCACAACCTGCCGCAATCCAGCATATGTGAATGTCATATCTCGTTCATGATCAATCCAAGAATCAATCTTATCCCACTCTTCATCTGTATATGCATCAGAAAGTTCCTGATCATAGATTCCTCTTTGAGCACCGATCACAAGATGCTCTTGTACGTGAGGGAATCCCTGATTCCAATCAGCACCAAAGACTTGCTTATACAAACCAAACAGAAGCAGTCTAGCAGCAACGAACTGGTAGTTAGGGTTATCTAAATCAATCAGGTCAGAAGCAGACCTTACAAGGATCTCCTGGATCTCCCATGTGGTGATACCATCGTAGAACTGAATACCAGATTGGATCTCTACTTGAGAAGCAGACACACCAGCAAGTCCTTCACATGCTTGTTCTACCATGATGTGGATCTTATCTAAATTCAGGGGTTCAACATTTCCATTACGCTTCTGAACCTTTGTACCATTGGTCATACTCTTTTCCATCCGTTAAATTTTACTTTTGCATTTAATCCATGATAAGTGTTTGACCTTACCATTTCTTCTACTTTTAGTCCAGCAAGAACCATATCATTCAGGTCCTTTTGTTTTATCTCTGGTTTCCAGATTACTACTTTATCTCCGTTGTCAATTGTTTTGGAGATTCTATCGCAGATTTGTTTGTTACGTGGTTCGTTATCAAAAACCCAAATATAATTGCTCCAACCAAGCGTCCTAATATCAACGTCGGACCCACACATAGCAACAGCATTTTTGATAAACGTGGAGTCGAAGGGTCCTTCAACAATGTAAATGGGTTCCGAAGCATCAACTTTATCAAGTCCATAAATTTTTGGTTTTTCATCATCAAGCATTATGGTAATGTACCTGAGTTTGGACTTTGGGTTGAGTGCCCGTCCCTGGAACCCGAAGATTCCGTTCTTGTCTTTGAGTGGAATGATAATTCTAGGTTCATCATTCTCCTCACTATCAAACATTTGTTTTTGAGTATTGGTCCATTGTTTGAACCTTTCACAGAAGTAAAACTCCCTCAGTAACTTGTCTGGTATTTTTCTTTTTTGTAGGTAGTCCTTCGCCGGGTGAGAAATATTTAGCTCTGAAATTCTTGGTAGATCAAAGTCTTTCTTTTTGAAATGTGGTTTACTGCTAGGTATTACCGGGTTGGGTGTATTGGATGCTCTACCAGTCAATCCTGACTTGTATCGTTCCATCACATACTCGTCATAAAGACCCACATCTTGGTCCTTCAGAAAGTTAGTAAAACTCTTTGAAGCACCACAATTATGACACTTGAAGTTATGATCGTTCTTATGCTTGTAGATATAACCCCTGGTCTTGTTCTTATTCTTCTGCGA